CAGGCGCTGGAGGCGCTGGAGGCCGCATTAAGCGACGACAAGCCGTATATAAAACAAGGTGAGAAGGCTATCACCGCCCTGCGCGAGCGGCTGGCGCAGCCGGACGTAGATTACGAGGGAGGATTTATTGATGGCATGAATAAACAAGCACAGAGCAGCGTAGATAAAGCCGTTAACGGTATGTCGCGCACGCCGCTGACGGACGATCAGATTGCGGCGATATCAGTGGAATGCGCTGCCGCGCACAAAGGTGACGACATCAGCTTCGCCCGCGCCATAGAACGGGCGCATGGGATAGGAGAGAAACAGTGATAGGTGACGGTAAAGTGAGAAGGGGGTTAACAGCAAAAATGCAGGAAATGACAGGTAAGAAATACTGCTCTAGCTGTAGTCGGCATATGAGTCTGGAGGGTGGCGGCATCGTAAAAACAAACACCGCTAGACGCTGGAAGTGTGCCGAATGTATGGAACACTCTCGTAAACGTATCGCAGATAAAAAAGGGAAACGCCATGAATGACTTTTCACCTGAAGTGCGTAACACCGGACTGTGGGCTACTGACGCCAGGAAGATCGTCGCAGGCCGTGCAGCAGAGGTATATCTCGAGCGTATCGGGGAAGTCGCACCGCCTGACCTTTCCGACTACGAACCCGCTCAATGGGGACTGCGCTTGCAGGAAAGCATCGCCAGAGCAGCAGCAGACAAGCTACGTCTTAATATCAAAGAAGGAGACTATAGTCTGACGCACAAACAGCACCAATGGATGAAATCGCACTTCGACTTCATTACGGAGGACGGTAATGCACTTCTCGAAATTAAGAATTATCGGTTCGACAAATCTAAGAACTTCGGAGAAGATGGTTCTACACTGGTCCCAGAAGAGGACTTGGCACAGTGTATTCACGAGGCCGCCGTTCATGGCGTTGAGAAGGTATTGCTCTGTGTTCTATTTGGGGGCCAGGAGCTTCGTATATTCCCACTGGACGCAGAAGAAGCAGCAAAAGATGTTCTTATCCAGACAGAGGCAGAGGTTTGGGGGAATATACAAACACGCACCCCGCCTGCTGCCAATACACCGGAGGCGGCTAGGAAGCTATTTCCGAGGGCAGACGGCACAACGCGGACTGTGGGTGAGGACGTCGCGCGGGTCTGTCGAGAACTTCGTGTCCTGAAAGATCAGATTAAGCAGCACGAAAAGGTGGTGGAAACCTACGAGGCCAAGCTTCAGAACCTGCTAGGCTCGGCAGAAGCACTCATGTCCACGGATGGGAAAGTCCTCTGCACCTGGAAGCAAAGCAAGGAAAGCAAGGCTTTCGACCGAGAACTGTTCAAGTCGTCCATGCCAGACATATACGAACAGTTTGTGATGACCAAACCCGGTAATCGTCGGTTTCTCATCAAATAGGAGATTCTTGTGTTTAAAAACTTTTCGTTTAGTAAAAAAGAAACCGAAACGTTTTTATGCAAAGAACATGGCGTGATAGACGCAATCCGATTGGCAGACCATTCAAACTGGTTTTGTCCGTGGTGTTTTTCTAAGTTTTTGGAAGATTCTTTCCCTGTAACTATAGAAAAAAATGAAGCATGATGACGATATTAGCGTGTTACAGATAGTGGGTGCTACGATTGTGGCATTTCTGTCTTATCTGCTAATATTAGTCCTTGAATACCTAACACTAGGAGTATCAGAATGTCTGACTTGGTTCCTGTCGCAGATGTAGAACGCATGGCACTCGCCATTGCCAAATCAAACCTTTTCGGCATCAAAACACCTGAACAAGCTATGGCACTCATGCTTATCGCTCAGGCCGAGGGATACCACCCTGCCATCGCAGCCAGAGATTATCATTTGATTCAGGGCAGACCTACCCTCAAGGCTGATGCCATGCTAGCCCGGTTCCAGTCCAGCGGCGGCAAGGTAGAGTGGCGGGAATACACCGACGAGCGCGTTACAGGCGTTTTCAGCCATCCGCAGGGGGGTAGTGTCACCCTGTCATGGGAAATCGCTCAGGCGAAGCGTATAGGGCTTTACAAGCCCGGTAGCGGTTGGGAGAAGTATCCGCGTGCCATGCTCAGGGCTAGAGTCATCTCAGAAGGCATCAGGACCGTCTATCCGGGGTGTATCGCAGGCACCTACACGCCAGAGGAAGTGCAGGACTTTCAGCCTGCCGAAAAGGATATTACGCCTACCGTGACGGTTACGACCTTTGACGACCTGGACGACGGCCCTAAGATCGTCGAGGAAACCAAGAAACCGTCTATGAACCTGGAGCTTCGTATTCCGGGTAAGGACGGTGTATTTGCTAACTTTGACACTGTTGAAGAATATTCCGATGCTATTGTTAAAGTAGCTGAACGTATTAAGAACAGCGACAAGCTGGATGCTGCGGGCAAGGACGAGAAACTGGCAGAGCTTAAGGAACTCAACAAGGCTACCTTCAAAAAGGTTGGCCTTGGGGAGATGACGCGCATCCTCGGCGCTATTGCGAAAGCAGGAGCCAATACCGAGGAAAAGCCGCAAGGCTCGGAGGGCTGACACAGAATGAGGCCGTGTTGCAGAGGCTTGCACGCGGCCCCATAACGTCTTTAGAGGCGCTTAACGAGCTTGGCATCATGCGCCTAGCCAGCCGAGTCGATGAACTCAGGAAGCAAGGTAACACGATAGTTACAGAGACAGTGAAGCGCAACGGGAAGTCTTACGCGAAGTATCACTTAATTAAAGGGTAGTCATGGCTGAGTATAAAGAGATCGAGGTTCAGGACGGTCGCGGCATCATGTTCGAGAGCAAAGGCAAGAGCGACAAAAGTCCTAATATGCGTGGCGCATTCCGGGCGAAGCAGCGTATCGAAGCGGGCGAGAAAATCGAACTGGCAGGATGGTTCAAGGAAACCCGTAACGGTAACTTCATGGTGTCTTTCACGCATCAGACGGATGACTGGAAGAATCAGCCTCGTCAGAGCTATACCGACAATGACGGGAACTACCGACGTAAAGAATCAGATGCGGTAGCATTCCGTGGCGATACTGATCCAGACATTCCTTTCTGATGACTCCCACACAGCGCTCCTTAGCCTACCTGCGAGAAGAGGGCTACACCGTCGCTATCGTAGAGAGGTGGAATCCTCATGCTCGCATACGGCAGGACTTATTCGGGTTTATAGACCTTCTTGCCATCCGCAAGGGTGAAACACTGGCTGTGCAGGTTACAAGCACCGGGGTGAGCAGCCGTATCAAGAAGATCATGGAATCTGACTATCTGCCGAAGGTTAGGGACGCTGGTTGGCGTATCATAGTCCACGGATGGCGAAAGAACTCAAAAGGCCGCTACGTGTTGCGCGTAGAGGATATTAGTTGAGAACCCTCCGGTGACTTGGGACACTCCGACACGCAACGTGTTGGGAGGTTAGGCGCTGGTGCGGCAGCGTTCCCAGGACCGCACACCTATCTCTAGGAGAATAATATGGAACAAACCCATCTGTTTGTAGCTACGCCGATGTATGGTGGCATGTGCCACGGCGCATTCACGCAGGGCATCATCAGCCTGGTGCAGGCGTGTCAGAACGCAGGCATCAAGCTTTCAGTGTCTTTCATGTTCAACGAGAGCCTGATCCAGCGTGCACGTAATGCGATGGTCAAGAATGCGTTTAAGACCGACTTCACGCACTTTATGTTTATAGACTCAGACATTCGCTTTCATGGGAATGACGTTCTGAGCATGATTCAGGCCGACAAGCCGGTTATCGCCGGTATCTACCCCAAGAAAGAGATTAACTGGAAAACCGTTTCTGACGCGGCTAAACGTGGCGTAGAGAACCTACAGAAGTATACGGGTAGCTTTGTGGTCAATCTGGCGGGATACGCCTCTGAAGTGACTGTGCCTATCAACGAGCCGCTGGAAGTCATGAACGCTGGCACGGGCTTTATGCTCATCCAGCGCAAGGTATTTGGGGAAATTACGGAAAAGCTTACCGTCCCGTCTTACACGAGCGACGTTGTGGACCTGTCAGGCAACGTGAACCCCGGCGATCAGATTACGGCCTACTTTGACTGCTCTATCGAAAAGGATACGAACCGGCTTTTGTCCGAGGACTACCACTTCTGCCAGCTTTACCGCAAGGCAGGCGGGAGCATTTGGGTTGCGCCGTGGGTGTCGTTGGCGCACATCGGGAGTTATATTTTTGAAGGGGGTTTCATTCCCGCAGAGTAATTGCTACACTGGACTTTCAGTGTTTCCCTTAGATCGTCACCCCCCCCGTTCGACGATCCCTCGCCCGCCATCCTCCTCTCCGGCGGGCATTTTTTTATCTACATCCCCAACGGCGTCGAGCAGCTTTACCACGCGGCCCTTTCCAATTACGACTACGGGCGCAGAACGACTTATGACGGGGATTCTTGGGGTCTTTGGTAGGCGCTTTCAGGTTGCTACCTGCCGCCCTAGCCTTGCGCCTACCCTTCTCAGTCAAGCCAGCACCACGGCTTGCAGGAAGCTTCTCACCACGGCCTACAGACAGGCTCGGAAACTTCTTTCTAGCCACGTTTAGTCCTCCGCTTCTTGGCAGTCTTGGCAGAACGGACAAACGCCTCTTTCGTCGGGTATCCCTTCTCACCGGGTCGCTTTGCACGCAGACCTAATTTGCGTCTGCGGTTGATGTTGTAGTACAGACCTTTCTTTACCGGCATCCCCATCTCCTTCTCGCAGCCTTGCCACGCTCGCCTTTCCAACTCTTAGACCGGGCACAGAAAGATTTGTGCCGTGGATTCTTTGGGTCTTTCGTGGGGGCTTTCAGGTTACTTCCAGCCGCCCGTGCCTTACGCCTCCCCTTCTCAGTCAGACCAGCGCCTTGGTTGACGGGTAGTTTCTCACCACGCCCGACTGATAGATTGGGAAACTTCTTGCGTGGCATTAAAGTCCTTCACCCGGAGTGATATACAACTCTGGATTATCTGTTTCTGAAATCACAGACACATAAGCCGCTTTAGTTGAGGAACATTGTGCTGCACTAAAAACAAACATAGCGCCGGGAGGAATTGGTATCCCATAAGCAGCATTGTTACCAGAGCCAGTAGGCAAAGCAGCATTGGCTTGTGAATCTGAAATTCTGACATAGACAGGATGACCAGTACCATTGGTCTTCTCGTGGCTGACTACAAGGTATTGGTTTACAGGACTATCCGCATAAATAGTCGTTGTGTTGGCGACATTAGATGCCGTCAACTGGATGGTTTTGCCCATCGGTTGAAAGGCAATGTTATTAGCCATTACTTACCTTTCGATACCTTAGCGTTACCGGGCTTGGAGGTGGGGGACTTCTTCTGATCGTAAGAGTCGCTCCAGCACCATGTGCCCACAAACCCACCCCACGGTTGCGTGCGGGTAGGACGGGGGTTGCCATAAGCGTCCATCGGCGTTTCCGTGCGCTGAGGACGCACACGGGACTTTTCCGTGACCACCGTGGCTTCAGTCTTGCTGATCTGTACTTTCATGTTTACGCCTTTCTTTTACCGCCGTTGGAATAAATACCACTACCGCAAAAAATGCCATCACCGCTACCTTTTCCCATTTTGGGTCTTCCAAAGCCAGTAGCGCCAATACAAAGGTCATCGCTAGGCTCAAGATTGTCAATAGCCTGTCGCCCAGAACCATGATTGCTAAACGCATAACCCGTAACATCTGCACATCCATACCATCGCCCCTTATTAAGATAATTAACGATAGTAATCATACTATTCCTCATCATCTCCTGTAAATGCCGAACCCCAAGCATCATCGCTTGCCTTTTGCTTGATTGCCTCAAGTTTCAGGGCACGGTCAATGATCTTGGTCTTGTCCGTCAGGGACGCAGTGGGGTCGTTCATGGTCTGGCGCACAAGGTCAGAAATCGCCTTCTCCAGTTCTGCGTTGACCCCGCCTGTCTTCTTGCTCATGCACGGTACTCCCGACCTTTGGTACGGGTGGGCTTATAAGGGACTTTCATGGCACGGTTCTTGATGACCCGGCTCTGTCCCTGTTTTTCCTCTACCCGTTCTTGCTTGGTATTTAGGTTGTCAGTGGGAGCCATGATTATCTCGCTTCACGGGCACGGGTGCGTGCTTTGGACTTCTTCATCTTGCGGATAGGCTGAGGGATGCCAGCAGTCTCGTTAGCCGAGTTGCGGTTAGCCTGTTCCCA